ATACTTATAGGGTAGGTCGGGGGTCAGGGGTAAGGTTTTTTTCCGAACTTTTAAAATATTATAAGAGGCTGGTCTTTTTGTTGAAACTTTTGAACTTTGGAAAAAAGTCAACCCCTTTACCCCTACTCTAATTATATATATCCCCAAAAACCCAACGAACGAGTAGATTTAGATTTTACAATTAAAATAATCTATTACTTTATTATAATGTATTTGCCTCGTTACCGCAAAAGGTGTGATGACGATAGAAACAAAAGTGTTGATTACGCCCTTTGTTCGCTGCTTGTTACCGCTGTTATTGGATTGATTTTAGTTATAATATTTTGCTAGTATATAGAGATGAATGATTGGTCGCCAGATGTAGAAGGGACGCTTGAAAATATTCGCATTAATAGCCTTACCTTTTATCAACACCACCGAGAAAGATATTATTACTACAAGTCTTATTTGAAATACTTTAAGTTGCCACTAATAGTGCTAAGCAGTATTACCAGCATTGCCTCCGTTGGTCTTACCCATTATTTGCCTCAGAGAGACATTTCTTTGATGACTTGTCTCCTGTCTTTAAGTTCCGCAATTATTGCTTCTGTTGAAATGTATTTAGGTATAGAGAAGTCAATGGGTCAAGAGCAAGATGCTTCAAGAGCCTTTCAACTTCTTGCTTACGATATTTTCCGCACTTTGAGTTTGACACCAGAGCACCGAGGTGTTAATGGCAAACGATTTTTAGATGACAAGTATAATGAATACGCCAAGTTAGTGGAAGTCGCCGAAATGGCTCGTATCCGTCACTTGAATGATGCTCTTGCCCCTATTCCAGAACAATTCAAACTGTCTACCCCTGAGCATTCGTCCTCCAATTTCGGGCTTGAAATGCCTTAACTTTAGTGAGATGTTATTTGATTGCTAAATCCCTTACCAAAATAAAATCTTGGTCTTATGTATAATGCCCGTCCCAGACGTAGATAGCGGAATGGCTTGGCAAGGCTTTAGCCCTAGAGTTATTACTGACAGATTACCCAAAGATACTTATCAATCGGTTCCCTTTCGCTTTGGTGGAAGTAATGTAAGATTTTACACTTCGCAACTTACTGAAAAACGAACGTACATTAAGCGATAATATTTAGAATGCTTTAAAAAATAATCTATAAGTATAGTATAGTATAATGAGAACTCTAGTGCTGAATCAAAACAACATCGTTGCTGGTAGCAACAATAACACATTAGTGTATCAATTTCCTAGTTCAGTTGATTTAACAGGTTGTCAAATTGCCGTATCCAATATTACAATGTATTATAGTTGGGATAACATCAATTCTATTTATTACAACAATACATTCACTTATGATTGGACTAACAACGCAGGTGTTACCCAAACATTTACAGTGACAATTCCTGATGGTTTATATGAAATCGCTGATTTGAATAACTTCTTACAATACACCTTCATTGCGAATGGACACTATTTAGTAAATGCTGCTGGTCAGAACGTTTATTACGGAGAGTTTATTATAAATCCTACTCGTTATGCTGTTCAAATAAATACATATGCTGTTCCTGTGTCATTACCGTCAGGTTTTACTAATCCTGCTGCGTTGGCGTTTCCTCCTGTGACATTCAATCCTCGTTTCACATTAACTGCTCGTTTTAACGAAATATTGGGTTACACTGCTGGTTTCCAAACTTCTCTAAACACAGGTGTTGGAACCACTCTTAGTTTTTTAAGTAGCACTGCTCCCCAAGTGACTGCCAATAGCAATTTGTTGATTGGTATCAGTGGAATTGATAACAAATATAGTAACCCGTCAACAATCATTTACTCGTTGGCTCCTCAAGTAGGTATTGGTGAATTGATAGTTGAGAAACCTGCTCAATTCAATTTCAACCGAGTACTGGCTGGAACCTATAATCAATTAAGACTTCAACTTTTAGGAACCAATTTCCAACCGGTTAACATCAGAGACCCCCAGATGACCATTATCATAGTCATTCAAGATCAAGATGACCATTTTGCTGATATTGGAGCCAATCAGAATTATGGTGTGGGTCAAAGTAGTCAAATGCTTAGCCGTTCAGGTGTAAGCGGTCTCAATATTAGTCGCCGATTTTAAATATTTACTTATAATATATGATAAACAACCCCGAGTTGTATGAAAAAGCCAAACAAATTGCTGATGAAACTTATTCAAAACCCTCAGCATACAAGAGTGGTTTCATAGTGAAAAAATACAAAGAACTGGGAGGAACCTATAGTGGAGATAAACCTAATAAAACTGGTATAGCAAGATGGTTTAAAGAAGACTGGCAAGACGTTAATCCTTTTCCGAGCAAAACTTCTTATCCGGTATACAGACCAACCAAACGAATTAGTAAGGACACTCCTTTAACTGTGGACGAAATCAACCCAATCAATTTAGCAGAACAATCTAGGTTGAAACAACGAATACGAGGCAAAACTAATTTACCCCCGTTTCTCCCCATATACTTACCCCGCAAATAAAAATCCGATTATTTAGGCGTTTTTTTATCTTGTGCTTAATTATACAATGGATATTACCGAACAATATCTCAACGGAGCAATTGATATTTACAGCAGGGAACAGATGAAGTTACTAGGCGATATTAAGAATAACAACAAAGAAGAGAAGGAAGAGAAACTCATTCAACAACAATTAACACAATTGAATACTATAGTGACGGCGTTGATGAGATTAAGAAACATCAAAAAGAAGCAGTCTGCTAGTTTTTAATCTTAGTGTAGTATATAATGCCTCGCAGTATGATTTATAGACCTCATACCATTCAAGGTAAAGTAATATTGAATAAGATGAGTGGAACCGGTATGGGTTCGGTTCTTTTAGACAAAGGCGGAAGCGGTAGCGGTTCTTCTTACACTTCTATGTCGGATTATTTAGCCACTACAAATGGAGGTGGAATGAAGGGTGGCGACAAAGGAATGAGAAGTAAAGGTTTAGGAGTTGGTGGAGCCATTGAAGATAAATTGAGCAAATTGGTTATCAATCCTTTGAAGGATGAAACCAAACGAAAGAAGAACAACATCAAATTTAGCCTTTAAGGGGGCTTTAGCGATTTTGTGTTTACAATAATTCCAGATTTTTTTTTCTCTGGTATTATTATAATGTCAGGCGATACTTTGGTCTACGATATGTCCTCAATGAGCGAAGGCACACCTTCAATTTTCGTCAAGAAGGATTATTTAAATATATTAGATAACCAGAACGGAAGTTATGGCGGTAACCAATCTGTTATTGATACTTCTCAGTTGGCTAACTCCAACAAGTATATGAATTACAGAGAGGCTTACTTAGCAGTTCCTATGGTTCTTACTGCTAGTAATAGATTAGCAGGAGCAGGTGAAGTTGTTCCTTTAGTCAACCCTGCCGCTCCTTCCGGAGCTAGTAGTGTTGACCTCGCTTTTGGTCTTAAGAATTGGTTTGGTTCTATTATTCACTCATTCACTTTAGATTACAACGGAACTACGATAGTTCAGCAAACTCCCTTTGTAAATATGTGGAACTCTTTCAGACTGATGACTACTCTCAGTTGGGGAGATGTTACTACTCAAGGCGCTCATATGGGTTTCTACCCCGATAATCCTCTCAGTTGGGGATTTCTTAACGCTGCTGCTGCCAACGCAAACGCTTCTGGTTTGGGCGTTTGTAATAACAGAAACTTTAACGCATTGGCTGCTGTCAACGGTGTTTTCAATCCTTATGAAGTAAGAAACGCCGGATTTATTAAGCGTCAGCAATTTATTGCTTTTGATGACGCGGCAATTGCTGGAGGAGCAACTGCTGGTCAAGCCTATTCAGCAGTTTTCACTGGTCCTGCTGGTGCTACCGAACAATATAAATCCTTTATATCATCAAAGGTATCTGCTGGTTCTACTACTCAAGCATCTATTCAATATTCCATTATGGCAACTATTCACTTGAAACATCTCCACTCATTCTTCCAAAACATTCCTCTTCTTAAGGGTGTGTTTATGAAGATGACATTGACACTTAACCAACCTCAAATCAGTGTGACTACAGTTGGAACTGCTGGAGGTTGGGCAGATGCTACTTATAGTATCAACGTTCCCTCTGGAGGTATTTCTCCTATTATGTTTGCCTCTAGAGAGGCTAACAACGGTAGTGTTGGTGGTATTGTTTTTACTACTGCTGCCAAGACTATGGATGTCTCTTTATCAGTTGGAAAGACTTCTCTTATGACTGGTCAACCTGCTACTCAGGGAGCATTTACTAACTCAATCCAACTCTATATTCCTGCTTACACTTTCAATGGACCATTTGAGTCGGCGTATCTTGCCAATCCTGTGAAGAAAATTGCTTACACTGACATTTACCAATACCAAGTTACTAGCGTTCCTGCTGGACAATCATTCAATCAACTTATTACCAACGGTATTGCCAATATTAAATCAGTGTTAATCCTTCCTTTTTATACTCAAGCCGCAAATGCTGGTCTTCAGCCTTATCAATCTCCTTTTGACCCCGCTGGAGCAGGACCCACTTCTCCTCTCTGTCTCCTTAGCAACTTCAACGTTGTGGTTGCCGGTCAAAATATGATTTACAATACTCAGCGTTATTCGTACGAGCAATTCCTCAACCAACTTTATGGTGCTAATGCCGTCAATGCCGGTCAAACCGATGGTCTCACTTCGGCTCTCTTTGACAAACTTGGATTTGAGATGGAATACAACTACTACTATGTGAACTGCTCTCGTATGCTTCCTGTTGAAGAGGCTGTTCCAAAATCTGTCAGTATTATTGGTAAGAACTCTTGCGCCAAGGATATTCAATTAATAGTGTTCGTTGAATACGGAGTAGAGGTTTCGGTTGATGTGCTTTCAGGAGCCAGAGTTTAAAAAAAAAATTGAATCACTTTTTTGTTTTGTAAATGTTTGATATATTGCGATAAAATAATACATCAAACTGAATTATGAACGACCTTTTTGAACCTTTTGAATTCAAGGTATACATCTGTGTTTTGGTTTTGGGGTTTTTCAGTCCTATCTATAGAATGATTGAACAAAAACACAGACCGTTCTTCATTCTATACGTTTCAGGTTTTGCTATTGCCCTATACCACATTTATAAGAATTACAAAAAAAACCAAACTCAAAGATAAATGAAAACAACTTAAAGAGCGTAGTCCCCCCTAGGGATGGGACCAAAAAAAATTGAATCACTTTTTGGTTATTGATTTAGGAACATATATAGCGATAAATAAGTAATAATGTCAACCGAACAGAAGAAAGTCGTAGCCGTTTCCTATACTATTGAAGACATCTTTAAAATCCCTATTGGTTTGGATTTGGAAAACGAAAATCAAGTAAAAGGTTGGGGAGTAAAATGGAACCGACTTTATATTGAACTAACTAATGGAACAGACTTAGTGATTGAGGCTGAAGATTGGATTAACCAATTTGATTACAAAAGTCCTACTGATGACCCATTTATCTGCGATGCCGAATATTTTAATTGTGAAGATGATGACGATTGGGAATACTTTGATTGTCAAACTGGAGAACAACAATAAGGGTTCTATTCTTTGTATTTAATTTCAACAGGTAAGCCAACTGCTCCTTCAGTAGGATTAAAACCAGAAAAATCTTCTTCACCTCCTCCTACATCAACTGCCTTTCTCTTAGAGGGGTCTTTGGATAAAAAAAAGTGCTTCAACACATACTCGTTCTTTTTAAAATCAACCTTTTCATTCAAGTCATCAAATAATTCCAAAAATGTTCCTACATCAGTGTAGAGGTCTCTAGAGCGATAAGGGCTCTCATTAATAAAATGTAAAAAAGCCATACAATAATAGCCACAAACATCTGCCATTAAACTTTGTATATCTTTTGTAGTGTAAGGAATGTAACCTATACCGAAGTTGCTTTTTACTTTTCTCTTTACAATTTCAGGAGGAGGCATACCATAAGGGTCAAACCAAATTGCCTCTTTTTTATTGTTAGGATATTGAACTACTTGGAAACAAGTCCAATGAGTTCCTGAATTACTATCTCCGTCCAAGTCTTCACTACTATCTAGATTTACAATGTACGATTTGTTAGTATGAAGTTTATTAGGAAGGTCACTTTTGAAACCAACCCAAGCCAAAGGAACTCCCATCTTAGGAGCCATTTCTTTCAATTGTCCGTCCGTAAGCATTATTATATATACTGAAGATAATAATGCTAAACCTTAACTCTAAATTAATTTTTTAATTTTCTCGTTATAGATAAAGACCTTTACCTCTCATTTGTTTAACGGCGGGAGCGGAGTATTCTTCACTAATAAGTTGAAGTTTTTGTGGCATTTGTGTAGAGAAATGGAAATTGGCAGATGTGTTTTGAGATTGGAGAGCAGGAGGAAGATGAGAGTTGGAAACGTTCAATAGAGAACCTTTTCCACAAACACCGGAACCTCTGAGATAAAGACCAGAGCCAGAAGTAGGAACTGGAGTAGCCGCAGCGGCAGCAGGAGAACGAGTAGCAGCAGCAACAGCCGCCTTAATAAGAATGGGAGCAGCGATTTTGGCAGTTTCACCATAGATTTTCATTGCCTCTTTGGAAGACAAAGCCTTACCGACTTTCTTCAATCCTTTCTTCATTTTGCTAAAGATACCTTCACCTTCAACACTTTTATTGGCACTAAGTTCCTCAGGAGTAAGTGAAATCGTAGTTCCTTTACCTTTGGCAAAGGTTTTGGTAATTTGGTCATATCTAGAAGGATCAACAATCAGATTTACACCTTCACCAGCAATGGCAGGCATAATTCTAACTCTATGTCCATTCCTAAGTTTGCTTAATTGCTTGTCAGAAACACTAATCATTAAAGACTTCATTATAAACTAAGCAGAGATAAAAAAACTGGCAAACTCTTAAAGATTGTCTAACGCCTAAATTGGGCGTTCTCGTTATAGATTAGGGTCTCTACTTATGTTCAACAATCCATTTGATAAGGTCTTCTTTGGAAAGGGCAGATAGGTCAGGTTCAGACGCAGTAGGTTGGTCAGTACTGACTTCTTCAGAAGCAACTCCAACTGGTTCTACAACTGGTTCTACAACTGGTTCTACAACTGGTTCTACAACTGGTTCTACAACTGGTTCTTCTTTTTGGACTGGTTCTGGTTCTGGAATCTCTACAGGAACTTCTACTTCAATAATCTTCTGAATAGTAGGCTTGGATAAACCAAGTTTGGAAAGAACCAAATCAATAATGTACTGGTCGTCTTTACCCCATTCTTCAAATTCTTGACCTTCAATTCTAACTACCTCATTAGCAATCACTCTGCCTTTAACGTCTCTAAGGCAACACATAACTGATACTTTGCTAAATAAAACATAATCAAAGAACCTGAAATCAATAGAAGTAATTGTATGGGTTTCAACCATTTCGGTTGGCGCAATAGGAATCGTAGTATCCGCTGACATTATAATATACATCAACATTTTTATTTACTTAATTTAATAAATTATGATTTCTCGCTATAGACTAAGCAATTCTGGTCGCAATAAGATAACCGTTCAAGTCCCAAGTTCCTGAAGAAAATGTGAGCCTTCCGTTAAGATAACGAGTTGCTCCAGAGGAACCGGCACTAAGATGAGAAATAGAGTAGTTCCAATATTCTTCTGAAAGAGTTGGGACTGTAATATTCGCGTGACTGTTGAGATAAAGTTGGCTATCAACTGGAGTAAGATTTGCTGCGGTAGTTGAAACCGCTGAAGTAAATCTGGTAATCGTTCCATTTCCTCCTGACGTATTTTCAGCATATACTTGAACAGTAATATTCCATATACCGGTAGGAAGATTGGCAGTTGCTAGTGTATATATTGTTCCCGAAACAACAGTTTGAACGCCAGATACAGCGTAACGTTCTCCTAATTCTCCAGAAGTAGGATTTGCGAAAGAAGTAGAAGTAGGCAACCGGATAGGTCTATTTACGTTAATACGACCATTTCCAGCAGCAGACCCGTTATGTAATTCTAAGTTACCTGTGGTTCCATCTTTCATAATTTGAGTAGTTCCAGTTGTAACTCCGTTTGATAATTGGACTGTTCCTCCTGCTGCTGCTGTATGAGTTGTGTTAGTTGAATTAATGGAGACTGGTGTAAAGGCACTACCAATGGATATTGAACCTCCTGTTGAGTTATCTGCTATACTAACGGAACCAGAAGTCATAGCATCTGCTATAGTTACCGAACCAAGTGTTATGTTATCACCAATACTTATTTGACCAGTTGTAATAGCATTTCCAATACTTATAGAACCAGTGTTTATATTATCAAATAGTTGAACATTTCCTGCTGGGTCTCTTGACCTTATGGCAGGGTTTCCTGCTAGATACAAAACCTCGTTTCCAGTGGCTGAACCCAATACAATTCTATTAGAATCGGCATCAGTTCCTCCTGACCCTGAGCCAATACAAGTAAGATATGTATAAGCGTTAAAATTGGTTGATGCTTGACCAGTGTTGTAACCTAAAAAGACATTATTGTTTCCGTATCCGTAACGACCTGATTCTCTTCCGATTGCTGTTGTTTGATATTCGTTATTGTTTTGGAGAGAACCAAATCCAACCGCAACAGAGTTGAAAGCACTGGTAGCAGTACTTTGTGCGTTTATTCCAATTGCCACATTCGCATTTCCTCCACAAAACGTAGCAGCACCCGCACCGATTGCGATTGTATTGGCAATATTATTTACAGCACTACCCATAGCCGAAGGACCAATTGCGATACATTGAACACCAGAAACCTTAGTAGCGAGAGCGCCAGAACCGATTGCTACGTTACTTGTGGCAGTGGTAGCCAAACGTAAAGTATTTAATCCTAGAGCCACATTATCGGTTCCAGTTGTAATAGCGCTCAAAGAGAGTTTATCACCAAACTGACAGTTTCCAGAACCGGTAATGGTTTGACCGACGAAACCCGTAAAGTCAGTTCCTTTCAGGGCGTTTGTTCCTGTCCCAGATTGAGATATGATGCCAGTACCACTTTGATTAAGATTGAAATTAGCATCTTGTGTAATGGCTCTACAAGTAGTTGCTCCATTCACATCTAATGATGTGTTAACAGTAAGATTTGGAATAGTGCTATCTTTAAAAGCATTAGTTCCAGTTCCAGTTTGAGAAATGATACCAGTTCCACTTTGATTAAGATTGAAATTAGCATCTTGTGTAATGGCTCTACAAGTAGTTGCTCCATTCACATCTAATGATGTGTTAACAGTAAGATTTGGAATAGTGCTATCTTTAAAAGCATTAGTTCCAGTTCCAGTTTGAGAAATGATGCCAGTTCCACTTTGAGTAATGTTAGTATCAATATCCATAACAATGGCTCCAGTTGTAATTGAATTAAAATCTCCAGTTGTAGCACTCAACGCACCTGAAATGGTAGTGGCTTTGAACAGATTGGTTCCTGTCCCTAATTGAGAAATGATACCAGTTCCACTTTGATTAAGATTGAAATTGGCATCTTGAGTAATTGCTCTACAAGTAGTTGCTCCATTCACATCTAATGTTGTATTTACAGTAAGATTTGGAATGGTGCTATCTTTAAAAGCGTTGGTTCCAGTTCCAGTTTGAGAAATGATACCAGTTCCACTTTGATTAAGATTGAAATTGGCATCTTGAGTAATGGCTCTACAAGTAGTTGCTCCATTTACATCTAATGTTGTATTTACAGTAAGATTTGGAATAGTGCTATCTTTAAAAGCGTTGGTTCCAGTTCCAGTTTGAGATATGATGCCAGTTCCACTTTGATTAAGATTGAAATTGGCATCTTGTGTAATGGCTCTACAAGTAGTTGCTCCATTTACATCTAATGTTGTATTTACAGTAAGATTTGGAATAGTGCTATCTTTAAAAGCATTAGTTCCAGTTCCAGTTTGAGAAATAATTCCATTACCAGATTGACTAAGACTAAAATTAGCAGATTGAACTATGTCTCGGGTTGTCATCTGAGCATTCACAAAGACTTGGTTGTTAAGTGTAGTAACACCACTAGCCGTAATACCTTTGAGAAGATTAACACCAGTTCCAGTTTGAGAAATAATTCCAGTTCCACTTTGGTTCAAATTATAGTTGATGTCCTGAGTAATTTCTCGGGTAGTTAAAGCACCGGCAATATTAGTATCTTTGAATTGATTGGTTCCAGTTCCAGACTGAGAAATAATACTGGTTCCACTTTGTAGAAAGTTATAATTGGCAGTTTGGGTGATTTGTTGAACGTTAATGTCTTTGAGTGTTTCATTACCTTGAGCAAAAGGGAATCTCAAAAAATAGCGAGATGCTATGGCTAAAGTCAAAGGTTCATCATTCGCACCAAATACTACAGTATCAAATTCAGGTAAATCCACAGTTGGAGGTTCATAAGCACTCATCTATATTATATCTCCAGATAATATAGATTAACATAAAATTAAATTGGTTTCTCGCCATATAATTAAGCAATACGAGTAATAAAGATAGTTGAATTAGCAGTGTCCATAGTGACTGTATCGGCTGTAGTGGCTAGACCAGTATTACCGGTGATGTAATAGTTTGTAGCAGTGGAAGTGACGTTTATTACTGTTGTCCAAGTCTGAGGAGAAAGGGCTTTGGTTTGGGTTGATCCTGTGTACATATCAATCTTAGAAAACTCATCAGGAGCAGTATTAGTAGCAGTTGAAATACCAACTCTAATTGAAACACCTCCAGTTGAACCAGTGCGAGTGAAAGTAACGAAAGCGTTACATAACCAAACACCAATAGCAGGAAAGTTGAAAGCATTAGAAAACTGCGTAATGTTAGTGGTATTGTTAGGCAGAGTTGACTGACCAGTAGAAGCGTTACCGGAGGTTGCTAGTGCGATAGATGTTTTAAAACCGAGTTCACCAGAGGCAGGAACAGCAAAACTAGTTGATGTTGGTAAGCGGATATTTCGGTTCATTACAATACGTCCATTGCCAGAAGTGCTATTACCTAAGGTAATGTCTGCTGTTGTTAAAGACGAACCAACACTGATTGCGCCAGAAGTACTTGTATCACCAATAGCAAGAAGACCAGCCGCAGGTCCCCTTATAGCAAAATCTGTTCCTGATATTTTTCTGAGAGTAATTCCACCACAACAAACCACTCCTAAAAAAGAACTAGCATTTGTTCCAATATTAATGGTTGAACCAGACGTCATACTTGTGGTTCCAATATTTAATGTGCTACTGCTAGAAAGTCCATTAAACATATTGATAGTATTTCCAGAGGTTGGTTCATTCCAAAGATTGATTGTTGAACTAGTTAACACTCTGGTTCTTACAGAACCGTTTCCAGCCAATAATACATCTTCAGCACCAGCAGAAGAACCCAAAATGATACGATTGGAAGCACAAACACTGGCTTCTCGTCCAGACGAAGCCCCAATACAAGTAAGATTGTTATAGACATTACTATCGGCGGCTAATTGACCAGTGTTGTAACCTAAGTAAGTGCTATTGGAACCTAAAGAATGACGACCTGCTAATGAGCCGAGAGCCGAAACCCCGTTATAAGTAGTTAAAACATCACCCAAAGCATAATGACCGACAGCAGTATTATCATAACCAGTAGTAGCAATATTCAAAGCACCGCTTCCAATACCAACATTTTGATAACCAGACGATAATACGGGAAGGGTAGCATTACCGATAGCAATATTATTGGCTCCACTAGTAGAAGTGAAGGATGTCAAATCACCAAATTGGATATTATTATTACCGATGGCTTGACCTACTTTTTGTAAGGTTTCAGACCCCTGAGCAACAGGAAAAGTAAGAAAGTATCTTCTTGCTAAACCAAAGGTAAGAGGTGTATCTGTAGGTTCAAATACCAGTGTATCAAATACCGGAAGATTTACAGTAGGAGGATTGTATGTTGACATATATAATAGCCTAATATTTTAATTTAGATGGCTCTTAATTATTTTCTATCCTTTTATATATACAATGCCTCCAAAGAAAGCCACAGGTGAAATCATCAATATGTATGAGAAGATTCCAAAAGAATTACTAGACAATGCTGAAAATCCGAATTATCATTTACATAACCTAAAGATACCATTTAGAATGTGTGTCGTTGCTCCATCAGGTTCAGGTAAGACTAATTTTGTAGTCAATCTCATTAGTCTCTTTTGTTCTGGTAAAGGAACCTTTTCAGACATAACCATTATTACTAGAAACAAAGATGAACCTCTGTACAGATGGTTAGAAACTCTGAGTGACCAAATTGTTATCAAAGAAGGTATGGAAAATATTCCTCCACTAGACCGAATGGACAAGACGGAAAATCATTTGGTAATCTTTGATGATTTAGTGTTAGCCAAAGACCAGTCTCGTATTGAGAATTACTATATCAGAGCCCGTAAGTTGAATTGTTCAGTGATTTATTTGTCTCAGTCCTATTATCGTATTCCGAAAATCATTCGTAACAATTGTAGTTACTTGGTGTTGTTAAAGTTATCGGGAGAAAGAGAAGTCAATATGATCCTTAGTGAGGGAGGTCTAGGTGTAACCAAAGATAAATTGATTGCGATGTATCAGTATGCTACTAGAGAAAAGTTTAGTCCATTCATTATTGATTATGAACAGGATTGTGATAAACGTTATCGTAAAGGATTGATGGAAATCTTAGACCCGACTACTTTTTAGGAAGATATAAAAAAAATTGAAAGACTTTTTTGTATTTATGTTGCCAAAAATAAAACGCCCAAATAAAAGTATTTGTATAAAATATGAACTACACAATTGCGATTCCGTCCTATAATCGGGCAGAACTGTTGAATAACCAAACACTCCAGACTTTAGCCAATTGTGGGATTGATAGACAAATAATAAATGTATTTGTTGTAGCAGAAGAAGAACAAATCTATATTGATAAATTGAATCCAAATCTGTATAATAAAGTAATCGTTGGAGAGAAAGGACTTATAAATCAACGTCGTTTTATTGAATCGTATTATCCCGAGGGGACCAAAATTGTAAGTTTGGATGATGACATAAAAAGTGTAGATTTGAGTTTGTGTGAATATACAAGTTTGCCAGAGTTTTTGTGTGAAGCGTTCAAACAATTGGAAGAACATAAGGCATACATATGGGGTGTGTATCCGGTGTATAATCCGTTTTTCAGACAAAGTAAAGAACATCTAACAACAGATTTAAGATTTATTATTGGAGCTTTCTATGGATTTATAAACCGTAACATAAGTGAAACAGAATTGACAATTCCGAATGACCAAAAAGAAGATGTGGAAAGAACAATCCGATATTGGTTGAACGATGGAGTAGTGTTAAGATTCAACCGAGTTGGATTTCAAACAAAATATTACAATAATGGAGGTTTAGGAAAGTTATCTGGAAGAATGGAAGGAGCAAAGGCATCAAGTATTGAAATTGCCAGCAAGTATCCTGATTTGTGTAAAATAAAAATAAGAAAGAATGGGTTGTATGAGATAGTATTAAAACAAAATGCGCCAAAGCCCATCCTAAAAAATGTAAAAGTGCTTCCTCCAGTAGAACCAGAACGGGTTTCAGAACTATACTTTCTTTTGGAGTCAATCACAGTTCCGTTGAACAGTAACAAACAAGGAAGATGTCGTTCATTTGGGAATCATAGAGCAATGACATTGGGATATGTAAAAGCAAGAATAACTAGAACAGTTGGACTATCATATTACACAAAAAAGTATCCACATATTTATGAAGCAATCAAAACATTTGGAGAGTCAATATGTCCTTTTCAATTTAAAACAATTCACATCAATCACAATGTGGTATGTCCTCGGCATATAGACCCGACCAATGTTGGAGAGTCAATGTTAGTCTCTTTTGGTGACTATGAAGGTTGTGATTTAACGATAGAAAATGAAGGAACTTTTAATACAAACTGTCAGCCGATAATCTTTAATGGTTCCACCAAATATCATTACAATACACCTCTTCTTTCTGGAAATAAGTATTCACTTGTATTTTATTCTAGCGTTTAGTTTGACCCGCCTCCAAAAAAAAATTGAATCACTTTTTTGTAATTATTTTAGGAACATATACAGACAACAACAAGACAATTAAAATGACTTCGTATCCTTCTATTGACGGACACTTTTGGGTAGTAAGAAATGGAGAAATAATTGATACAGACTTTGAATGGTATGACTATTGCCGAAGAGTTCATAAATGTGTGGATAAG